GCAATGAGGGGGAGATTGATTTAGATACGTACATGGCACTTATCGAAAAACTTGACGAACAGGAAGATGTAATCCGAGAAATGAAGGAAGATGCCATCAAGGCAAAACGAGGATTAGAACCACCAAAAAGAAAGTTTATAGACTTGTTCTTAGATGACAATGACCTGAATGAGAAAGCAATCATAGGATTCATCTCATTCTTTTTAATGATGTGTTTCGGTATAACAGACTTAGTCACAGCACTAGTTTGGGATATAGACTTAAAAGTCTCTGAAACAATCTATACATCATTTGTAGTAGTCACACTAGGTGCATTTGGAATATCTGAAGCAGGAAAAGCATTCGGTAAATAAAGGAAAATTAAATGGCAGACGAAGAGATAAAAAAGGTTCGTAAACAGATTTTAGACGAACTCAAACAGGCACAAAAAGAAGAGAAAAAAATTCGTGCAGAGTTTAATTCAGAACTTGAAGAGTCTACTGTAGGAACAACTAAAGAATTTAAGAATGTTATTTCTAGTCTCGCTAAAACAAGACCAGAGGCAGCTAAAATTGTTTCTGAGTTTAAAGGGTTGTCTGCCGATACATTTAAAGGTGCCGTTCTTAATAGAGACCTTATTAAAGGTATGTCTGCTGCTACTGAGATGGCAGAAAAGGGTTGGAGTAATCTAACTGAAGAACAACAAGACATTCTATCAGATGTATTTGGTGGACAAGTTGCAAGAATGCAAGGTCTTGAAAGAGAAGAAGAGAAATTTACTAAACTCAGAAAAGACGCTTTAATATCACAATCACAAACTCAACAAAAGATTACTGACTTAGATAAACTAATGGCAGACGAGAAATCTTCAGGTCTTGCCGATGCTATGAAAGCAGTAAAAGATGCAGAAAAGTTGGCCGCAGAAAATGAGAATCAAGCACAAGACTTTAAACTACAGGCAAAAATAGAACAGGCTAAAAATGCTCTTGCAGACGAAGAAGCAAACCAAGACAAAATATTACAAGAAAAGTATAAGGGTCAACAAGACCTATTGTCTAAAGAAATGGCAGATAAAACTTTCTTTGTCACCGAACATGAAAAATCATTGTCTTCAATTGCACAACACCAAGAGAATGCTTCAAAAGAACTTAAAGCATCTATTGATAAATCTAAAGAAGAACAGATGCAAGGACTTTCAAATTTCTCTGATGGTTTTAAAGAACTTGTTGGTTTTGATATTATGGGAACATTCGATGGTGCAACTAAAAAGTTAAATGCACTAGGTAAAGTTTTCGGTGGAGACGGAGTCTTAGGTGATAAGATTATGGGTAATCTTGGAAGAGTAATGCAAGATGCAGGAAAGGGGATTGGAAAAGCTGCAGGAAGTCTTAAAAAATCTTTGGGGTCTATGCTTTCAGGAGGCATGACTGCTCTTCGAGGTGCTTTCACGGCAATAGGTACAGGACTCGCAGCTGCGGGAACTGCCTTAATGGCAACACTAACCGCATTCGCTGCTGGTGCCGCTGCATTCATAAGTGGTTTAGCTATGACTGCAGGTGGTCTATTACTTGCCGCTGCACCGTACATACTTGCAGGAATAGCGATTGTTGGTTTAGTCATGGCAGGTATGAAACTATATGAAGAGTCTGAAGGATTCAAGGCAGCGGTCGATACAGTTATAGGTTACTTCATAGATATTAAAGACTCTATCTTTACAATCTTTGGTGGATTCTTTGACTTCTGGAAAGGTCTATTTACAGGAGACTTCGACATGATGTTCGGTGGTCTTAAAGATATGTTTGGTGGTATTTGGGATTTAATAAAGGCACCATTTAAAGCAATCGGCAACTTCTTTAAGGATGTCTTCGGCATTGACATTGGTAAGTTTATAAAAGACATGGCAAAGAAACTGTTACCAGATTGGGCAGTCAATATGATATTTGGTAAAGACGATGAAGCCGAAATGGAATCAGGTGAAGAACCATTAAAAGAAAGAGATAAGTCCAAAGAAGCAAAACAAGAGCAAAGTCTGATGAGTGCTGAAGAATCTGGATTGTATGAGAAGGTTGGAATGTTTGGTAAGAGTCAAGTAAACAAAGACATGATTATCACTGCACCTAATAATCAATTGAATGCAATTCTTGCTGATGATGATATTGCCGATGAATCTAAAGAACTAATTGAGAAAGAACTAGAGGCAAGAAAATCAATCATTGCAGATTATAACGAAGCAAAAACAACTCTTGCAAAAGGTGAGACAACCTTAGAAGATGGTTCTGATGCAGAATTAGTCATGGAGATTGCAGAAGATGAAATGGCAAAGAGAAGAGGTCAAGAAATAGAACAAGCAACACAAGATGCAAGACCAGATGTAAATGCAGCGGCCGAGGCAGTTGCACAAGTTGTTCAACAGAATAATAATAACTCTTCTACTAATGTTTTAGTTCGTAAGGATACTGCTAGAGACGAGAATGATAGATACTATGACGATATCATGGCAGGAGTTTAATCCAACTTATCGTAATGTTTCTCTTTACGAGGAATGATTTTTGTTTTGTCTTTATGCATCTGAGTAGATGCGTGTGAAGGTGTTTCTTTTCGAACCTTTATTTCTGGTTTCTTTTTACCAAATATAAGTTCCCAACCGTCAGCATAGGCATCTTCGTTAGAGTTCCTTCTCTTAGAACCTTTTCCCCCATGCCACTGATTCATTATCTTGGTCTATAACCTTTTTGTGAAGCCCTTTTTGCATCAAGTTTCTTTCGTCTTTTGATGTCTTGATTTCTTTGATTCTTTGTATCGTTAGGTTTCTCATGATATTGTCTATCACGAACCTCTTGAACTATACCTGCCCTCTCACATTGTTTCTTAAATCTCCTAAGCATTCTATCGAAAGGTTCTTCTTGTCGATTCTTAGGGTTGATTTTCGGTCTCACTTCTGGCATAATTCTCCTGTTTTAAAAAAATGTATAGTTGCCCCACGCTTTACAGCATCCCGCTCTATACCGATTATTCCGCTATTCGCCAATAATCTTTCCCTTACTTGGTGCCCCCATTTTTGTCCACGGTCCAAGTCTGCCCTTGTTCTTGCATCACTTATACATAATATAAACACAAGGGCACCCAACTCAAAGATTAACTGTCTTCAGCTAATCTTTTGAAGTAATCCATCGCGTCGTCACCTTCACTTGATTGTGCGGAAGTTGATTCTGCTGATGCGATTACAGGTTCAGTTGCAACACTTTCAGTATTAACATTTGACCATGGCACTTCTTCCTGGTCTTCTGCAATACTTTCTGCCGTGCTACCTGATACTGCACCTGATAGGCCTAAGACTCTATCAAGTTTCTCTTTGAGTTCGTCATAAGACTTGAACTCATCTGGAGAGATTACTTCGCTTAAAGAATGAACTAAACTAAATGTAGAGTTAATCATTGCTTCGTCACCTAATGGTGAAGTTGCATCGAACTCTGATTTGTCATAGTTCCAGTAACCATCAACTTTTCTGATTTTGATTTTAAAGTTTGCACCTTCTGTCATATCAAATGGGTTGATTGCACTTTCATCTTCAAATGCTGGAGAGATTGCCTCTTTGAGTTGTTCAAAGATTTTCTTTCCAAATCTGTATTTGAAAACTTTGCCTTCATTGTCTGGATTTTTAGGGTCTGAAACAACATAAACATTTGAGACATAGTGAAGTCTACGCTTCTGCTTTCTCGCCTGTTCTTTATTTGCTTCGATACCTGAATTCCACAATGTAGTATTGTATTCAGACACAGGGTCTTTTTTATTAAGAGTCGTTAAAGACTTCTCAATATACCACCCACCAGGTCCTTGAAAACCATGGTCCCAATATGAAACCCACGGCATTTCTTCTCCTTGTGGTGTTGGTAAAAAACGAACTACTGCATAACCGTTACCTGATTTATCAAGTTCTGGTTTCCACATAGTATCGTCATTGTAGGATTTTTTCTCACCTTGTGCGGGTGAAGCAGTTTCCATCGCTGCTCTTAGCTTATCTAATGATGCTGACATTGTATTCTCCTATTGTATTCGTATAACATTGTATTTGCATTTTATCAATCAGTACAAACCTATGCACTGACTAGTCCATTATAAGACCTACATAGTGTCCTGTCAACCAGGTTTTCTGTAAAACTTATAAAGTCCTGGGTATATTTATACCCAAAATTGGTACTACTCACACAAATCTATTAATAATGATTTGTATTTCACTCGGTTGAATTCCACGAATGATTTGTATTTGTTTATTTTGACATGAATTCCAGGATATATTATTCTCTCTGATATTAATCTATCCCAATCTTTAGTAAATCCTATAATCTCATCCATAATACAGAGTGTCTCTAAAGATACTTTCTTTGCCATAAACTCTTTTAAAAGAATAGGGTGTTGTCCGTTCTTAACTTCTAACACCTTCTGAATATTCTTTTTACGAAGTAAATCGTTTACTTCAGTTTCGAACAGATAAGATAACTTTTGATTATTCTTTTTCCATTCTTTGTAAACTTTAACACACTCATCACTCAATAGGTCTCCTGCCCACAAATCCTTTTTAGAAAGGTTTGCAATATAGAAATCTTGTAGTTCGTGTTTATATGTTCTAAACAGTTTACCGAAATGATACTTATCCTTTCGTTTGAGAAAGGACTTTATATCTGCTTTGACTTTGCCATTATACTTAACAAAGTCATAGTCGTTAGAATAGAAGTGTAATTTTATACCAAGGTATAAAGTGTATGCATCATATCCTTCACGACTCGTCATTAAGTAATGATTTTCTTTTCAGGTGGTGTTTGAATTACTGATTCTTCTTTACCAGTGTTTGCAACAGCAGTTTGATGTGCCTCTGCAACCATTTCATTACACTCTGATACGAATACATAAGTTTGTACAACCATAGATTCAGGATTTTCTTTTCCTGTCACTGCGACTCCTTTAGCAAACCCCATACCACCTTCTGGATTCTTAACAATCATTTTCGGATTTTTAAGAGTTAATGGTTCAGTCTTTGCAAGTTCCCCTACATACTCTCCTGTGAAAGTCACAACTGTGACTACATCTCCTTTCTTCATAATATCTCCTATTATTTTTTAGTGTCAAAGAAACCTGATAAGGTTGCTTGACTATTAGTTCCACGATTTACCATATTTAAACCTGTTGCCTCTGCTTCTAACTTCTCCTTTAAGGGTGGAGATAGAAGTCTTTTAGCACTTTCAGGTTCTAACATGTTTTGTTCACATACTTTAAGTATAGCAGACATTACATCTGACTTGCCATAACGACATAGTTTCTCTACTTTTTCTGTAAATTCTTTTTTTGATATCATCTAAATTTCTCCAACTTCGTAAGTTGTATCGAAACCACCTTTTCTCATAGTCCACATATCTTCGTATGAGTCAAGTGTATCTAAATCAATAATAAGGTCATTGATTGCATTTTGTTTATCGTCTGAAAGTTCTTCAATCTCATCTTCAAGGAAAGACATGAACTCTTCTTCTGTGACTCCAATCTCTGTTAACATTTCTGTTTCAACTTCCTTTTGATTAGCAATCTTAGTTTGATGCCATTCGTTTTCTATAAATCTAATTCCCATTTTATACTCCGTATATGTTTCTGTATCGTTTTCTTAAATCAACTAACTCGTCAATGTAGTCTAAAGGATTACATGTGAATAATTGAAATGCATTAAGACCTTCTACTGCAACTAGAGCAACACATTCTTGTATTGCTTGTCCTGTTAACTCTTCTACCATAAGTGCATATGCAGTCATTTGAATAAACCATGGTTTTGCCATGTACTCTTCTTTATACTTACCACTCGTTTTAAAATCTATAATACATAATTGTTCATCAAAGATACCGACACAATCAACACGACCTGCCATTTGCAGATTTGGTGAGAACAAAGGTGCCTCTAAAGCAAGAGGTATGATTTCATCTAATACAGGTTGCATTGCATTGAACATGCCTCGTTGTAAATCATTCTCTATAATAATATCTTTTTCAGCACGAAGATAGTCTTCTACTAATTGGTGGAAGTTTGTTCCTCGTTTTGTTGCTGATGCTGTAATCTTGTTTGCAGTCTCTTCACCTACTCGTTTTCTCCAGAGTTTGATGTGTTCCCTATTTAAAAGACCTGTGACTGTTGTGACTGAAGGATACTTTTCTTCCATGCCCTCGAACTGATACATTCTTTTACCGTCTTCACTTACGGTCTTTGCTTGTAGATTTTCTAAATCTGTTATTTCTATAAAATTTTGCATTTGTTTATACATTATACACCTATTTCTTTGTTTTGGATAGTCTGTTTTTGGTTTGCATGTCAACATGTTTATTGACTATCTCTCTGGTCTTAATGTCTTTTGCAGTTTGAACACCAGAAATTTTATCTGCCATGGGAGAAAGTTTATGACCAGATGCAATCTTATTCAGAACATCTTTAAATCCTTGGTCTGTCTTAACTCTATCTCCATGCCCACCGACAATATTTGGTGTTCCTAAGATTACTTGTTTGAGGTGTGGATTGTCTTCTTTGAATTGGTCTAACTTAGTATAAGACATGTTGTGTTCTTCCACTTCACCAGTTTCATTATTTAAAAAATCATATAGGGGCATAATTAACTCATCATAAATTGTGGAATATCTCGTTGAGTCCACTTTGCGAAATCTTTTTTGTATTCGCGGTAGTATTTATGATATGCCT